CTAGAAACTAAAGGACTTGCACCACTTGCAAACTGAACAAATTGACTTATCATCATTGACTGAAAAGCTGCATCACTATAATCATAATAAGTATGTATTAAAGAGCCTGAACTTGAATCACTTGTTACAACAATAGTTTTAACTGTAATTTGGTCTGCTTGTGGACAGCTAACAGACAATCCTAGACTTTGTGCGTTACCACCTAAAACTGTAACATTAACTGTAGCTGTATTAACAAGTAAACTATTTTTATCAAAAGTTGATGTACCACCGCCTGTTATATCTCCTGTATTTACAACCTCAACTCCATTGTAATCTACTGTAATTTTAAAAGTAGTATTAATATCAAGAATAGGTGCAGTATAAGTTATTGCTACTTGACCCGTTGGTTGTCCTAACCTTACAATAAAAGATTGTGGTGTTGATGGAGATAAAACTCCATAGTTTATAGATATACCACAATTTTCTTCTTGTATTTCTGCAGGTAATAAAATACAATTGTTTGATAATACATATTCATTCATGTAAGGGTCATAACCTCCAAGTTTTTGTGTGTCAAAAGAATTAATAAATAAATCTCTAAAGAAACCACGCATCCCCATTTCTGAAACAACAGCTAACTGTTCATTTTGCATATTTGTACCACGCAATTGTAACACAGCACCTCTTTTAGCATCTGTAAAATATTTATCAGAACCATAACAAACAAAGCTTTCAGGGTTGTTACTGATACCATAAACTTCTTTTCTTGCTATTTGTGTACCTAAAACTTCAGGAACTGACGCTACCGGACCTCCTCCTGTAGAATCTGATAATAAATTTTTACCTGCTAATACATAAGAAATTTTATCTTCTTGTAACACCAAAACATCTGTCTCTCTACCAAACAATTTTACTACAGGACCAAACGAATCTTCTAATATTTTATAATTTGCTACACTAAAATTAAATTCATTTAGTCTATTAATATTTGAAAAATCACTATACCTACCACTATATGTTAAATCTGCAAATCTATGAGCTTCTCTATATTCTTGATTAGCAGTTGTTGTAACTCTATTACCAACTTGCAATTCTTGACCACCAATAGAATCTAATATTTTAAAACTTTCTACTCCGTTTCCAAATGCATAACAATTAAACAATGTTGTTTGTATTTTACCTGAAGTTGCTGAAGTTTGTGTTCTATTCCCTGCAAGAATTTGTGCAGCTGTTCCACCACCATGTAATCCTGTAGTTGAAATAATAGGATAACTTTGGTCTCCTTCATAAAACACATCCGGCAAAGCTTCTTGTGGTTCACTTTCAAAAACTATAGTGTCTTCACTTCTAAAAACAGTTACTTCAATTTTAGAACATGAACGCCTTCTACTACCTTGCCCAATACCTGAACAGCTTTCTGTACCTGTAGCACATAACCATAATCCATTATCTGTAGTACTTCTTACAAATCTATATTTATTATCGGTTACACTATTTGCAGTCATACCTGCTTCAGCTTCTGTAGGTCTGTTATCAAAAGCAAATGTACGATTAGATAATAAAGTATTTGATGGAGGGTTTCCGGCTGATGTACTTCCACCTGTCCATAATCCATCATCAAGTCTTAACCCAATATTGTCACCATCAAACCATTCTTGAAAATTAGCATAGTTAGCTGAAGAAACTAAATCTAAATCTAATTCATAAATTCTTCTTTCACATCTACCGTTACCATCACCTGTTCCTAAACGTCTAAATCTAAAATATAATTTTATACGACTACCTTCAGGAATAGTATAATCACTATATAAATATCCTGTAGGCTGACTCGATGAGGTATCACCTCGATTAACTAAACATGCAGCCATAGGAGAATTTCCTGAATTATCTGTACACTTTTCATTTTCTTTAAACTGAACAGCTCCCTCATCTAAAACTACATTAAAGTCATTAGGAACTATACGCATATATGTACCTGCCGGTGCGTCTATTTGATTTGAAGAAAAAGAAGAATCAAACTTTATAAATCCTGATTGCTGAGAAACTTTTTCTAAAACTGTAGCAACAGCACAGTTACTTACCGGACCTGATGTATCAGCTTTAACTTTCAGCCTTTGTCCTTCAGTAATTTTTTCTACATTCTCACCTTCTAATAAAAACCAATATCCTGATGCGTTAGGGTCATTTATAAATAAATTACTATATATAGTTTCGTATGTAGTTTCTGATGGCTTTAAAACAAACTTATATCTTTTTGCCCAAAAAGGCGGTAACATATTTGTGGGTATTTCTATGTCAATATTATTTTTAAAATCTGAAACAGAACATGGTACATGAACTGAAGAGTTAGGAGCTAATAAAGCTGTAGATGAACGATTAAAATCATCCATATATACAATACCAACTGCATAGTCTCTATTACTATGTAAGCTTTCTGTATCACTTATTTTTTGAAAAGTTGCTTGGCTAGTTTGAATACTAAAATATTCTGTTATTATTTGAGTAGGTGTGGTTACATTATTTACCCATTGCATTGCAGGAATCTGCACAATAATACCATCTCCTAAAACTGTAGCTGTTATTGAACCAACTGCCGGATAAGTAACAGGACCTATTCCTGAAGTATACGCCAAAAGCGAACCTAAAACATTTGGCATCAAACAATTAAATTCATCTGTCCAAGTTGTTCCTGCAGAACATGCAGTTGCAATTGGCTGACCCGGACCTACAGCAGCTTGAAATTCTGTAGAGTTTACTAAAGAAGTAACAGAATTATAATTTGTTGGTAATGTGTATGTAAATGATAAATCTAATTGTTCTACTGTTTGACTTGGAGCAGGACTTCCTGTAAATGAAAAATGCACAAGTCTTATATCAAAAGATATTTGAGCACCTGTTACCAAATCAAAACCACTTAAATCCAATGTGATAATTGAATCGGTAATTGTTTGAGTTCCTGCTGTAGTGTCTATTGTGTACGCTCCATCAGTTAAAGCTGTAGTTACATCAGTTAATCCTATTGGCTTGCTTACAAGTGTTGTTGTATAGTCTAAATTAATAGGGTCTCCATTTGAAGATGTTAAATTATATCCTTCAATATAATTACCATAAATTAATCTGTTACCCATTAAAGTTTGTGTTTTTGCTTTTAAGGGTACAGCATCATATAATCTCCCAAGTTGGTCTGAATTTAATATTGTAAAAATTTGATTACTATCAAATTCAAAAGTCACATCTTGATTATCAACAAAACCATTATCAGTTTTATTAAATTTATCTATGACGTTTATTGTGTTTTTATTTGACTCTTTAAACAAAACCTCAATAGACTTTACTAAAGAACTTCCTGTATTGTAAGTTACAGAAACACCATTTCTAGCATTCTCCATACCATTATTTAACTTATCATCAATACCTATAGAAAAGGGTTTAGGTAAGAACGCAGGTTTTGACCATTGTGAAGTAGCCGAATAATCATCATCTTGATATTCATATCGATACGCAAAACAAATAAGCTTGTCTTCTAAATAATTATTTTCTTGAGGTGAATTAAATAAACTAAAAGATGGACTTGTACTAGGGGGTTTTTTAATAACCAATAAAGATTCAGCTGTTATAACATCTATATTATTAAAAGGTTCTGCATAATTTCTTTTAACATTTATAAAACGAGGAGGATTAGTATTGTCTGTAAAAAACAATAAGTCTTCAACTTTGCTTATAGAATGTATTAAAAATTTTGGGTCAAAGTTTAAAGTAGTATTAGTGCCACTTGTTCCTTCTTTCATTGAAACTACATGATAAGTAGTTATATCATTTTGTTCATCAAACGAAACAATCATATCAAGTTTACCTGTAGTTCCTACAGTATAAGAAGGGTCATGTACAAAAAAGTAAATGGTTTCATTAGAACCATCTTCATAAGCACCAATACATCTTGCATTTGCACTTAAATCAGTTCCATTAAAAGAAAGTGTTGTAACTTTTGTATTACCTTTTGAGTTTTCTACTGAACCAATTTCTGAAGCTTCTGTAGAACCTAATCTAACATTTAAAGCATCTATATATTGACCATTAGGAATTAAGCGTTCATCAACGCTTTTATTCATTTTACCCTGTATAAAATTCTTTTGTATATTTGCCATATTATTTTATCCATTTATCTTGACCTCTCATGTTTTGGATAAGACGACCCGGATGAATATTACTTACTCTAATCTTGGCATTTCTTAATAGTGATGATTTTCTTTTTAAAGCTCTTTTAACTACATACTCTTGAACACCAAGCTTGCTATTTAATATAGCATATTCTATATAAGCATACATGTAATCTTCAAATAATTTATTGACAGAAACTTTTGAGTCGTCACCATTTTCCATACCATCAGATATATATTCTAATATAGCTAATTTATCATTCATAGCTGAACTAAAATTTATTACACCTGCTTTTTTATCAATACGAAAAGTAGGATTAGCGTTAGCTGTTTCTGTGTTTAATCCCCAAGATGTTCCTATAGCCATGTCGAAAAACCATGCACCATCTACTTCCCATCCCCAATAACCATTGTAAGGAGCATTTTGATTTAAATACTGTGTTCTTTGTTTGTTTTGTAATCTTTCTTTTGTAAACTCTGAATTTTCAGGTTTTAAAATATTTCCATTTTGGTCAAACAATATATTACCTGCATTATCTTGTAGATAAGCACTAGCACTATTTATTTGTACATTTTCTACTAATGGTCTTAACAATCCGTTGTAAGACAAAGATATACGAACCCAATTAACATAGTCAGATGGTAGTACATATCGTAATGTATCACTAATCTGTAGCTCTAATACTTTGACTTCTTTGAATGCATCGTAGTTTAATTCTTGTATTGCTCTTTTTGCATGAAACAATATTTTGTATCTCTCCTCATTATTTACCAAAGAATGATTACCATTATACATTAACAAAAAATTAGTGATTATATCTTCTAAACTAATATATTGATATGAACCCCAATTCTCATCTTGAGGATTAGTGTTATTGTTTGTATAATATTGATATTGATTTATATAAGCCATTATTGTTCGTCTTGAGTTTCTTTTTGGTCTTGCCCTATTGCAAACTGTACAACTTCAGTTTCTCTTATTTCCATTCCTGCAAATTGTAAAATCTTATTAACCAAGTCTTGAAAATAATCTAAAGGTAATTCAAAGTCTTGATAACTTGTTGTGATACTAAATTGAGGTTGTTGTGCCGCACCTAATGATACATATGTCCACATAGGTGTTTCAGGATATCTAATGTATTGTGCCTGAACTTGACCTTGTGCTACTATTGTAACAGGAAAAACAGTTAAAATGCTTCCTTGTGTAGTGTAAGCAGGATATGTTTCTGTAGGTGCTGTATATAAAGAATTGTTTAATAATGTAATTTTACCTTGACTTACTCTTTCAGCTTCACCCGTATAAGTAACACCATCAGCTTTAAAACATAATATTTTATTTATAAAATAAAAATCAGAGCCTGTTGTAACAACCGATGGCATTTGATATGTATTGTTAGGACCTGTTGTTAAAGCAGCAGTAACCGAAAACATATCTATTACTTCTACTAATCCTTTTTTAATGTCTGCATATCCTGTGCCTGACTGTCTTACGTTTTCTTTGTTAAGTTGATAGTTGAATTGATAAAAAATATCTTCAAATAAATCTAACTGAGCTTGTTTAGCATATAAATTAAAATCAGCCGGAGATAAATATCCGTAATTATTTTTATTTAATATAGCAAGAACAGCGTCATAAACTTGTTGTATCATCTGTATTCTTTTCTACAAAGATAAGCAAAAAAAAAAGAGGTTAATTTTTTTAACCCCTTTCTAATTTCTTATTTTTCTAAACGTTTTTCAAGCAGTTTCAATGCTTCAACGCCTTCATCTGATTGAAGATAAGAAGATACTATATATAGCGGGTCTTCGCCAAATGGTATTGTAACCATTCGTTTTTTGTTAGATGATGTATTAAAATGCACATCTCTTTTGTTGTTTTTGTAAATTAACAATTTATTATCAAAAAACATTTGAACCTTAGACTGTAATTTTAACATAGGGTCATTAACTATGTTAATTAAATCTGCAGGATTATTTCTTGCAAAAACTAACATATCTCTTTTTAATTCTGCTGTAGACATTTTATTTACATCTCCAAATAAAACTCTACCAATCATTTCTAATTGAGAAAGCGTCATTTGTCTAGCTAAAATTCAAGCATCAACCTCAGCATACATTTCTTCAACGTCTTCAGCTGCTTCTTTTCCTTTATTAATTTCTTCAAACAATGCACCGTTTTGAGGATGTAACGCTAAAAATTTTTGTAACACTTGATTTTCTTTAATCACGCTTAACATACCATCTTCAAATATTATAGGTTCTAATATAACGTTACCATCTTGGTCATCCACAAAAGGTGACTTTTGATTTTTAGCATAACGCAAAGGTTTGTTAACTCCTTCTTCAGTATCAAAATGCATTAAGGGAAATCTTTTACTATGTTGAGAAGCTAACATAAAAGCTAAAGGAGCTTTATCTCCTTTTAGTCTGTAGACTTTATCTACATATTCTTTTTTATTTTTCATTTTATTATATTTTAATTTAATTTAATTTTAAAAAAAAAGGGAGGAGGTTAATCCTCCCTCTTAATATATACTCTTATTATGATTTAAATAAGAAGAAGTTGTTAGCTCCTAGAGTACAAACACATCTTTCAGATAGGAAGTTAACTTCCATTGCATCTAAATCTTTGTTGCTTGCTCCACCTGCAGAACCTGTAATCCAAGACTTATAACGTCTATCTTCAGCTTCTGAAGCTCTATATCTAACATGTAAGAAAGGTCTCTTAGCGTTTTTACCAAGTATTTGGTCATAAACAGTAGTAGAACCTGCAGGAACTAAAAGTCCGTTGATTGCTCCACCAATTAATCCACCTCTCATTGTTGGGTCATTTAAGTATTTCCACTCAGACTTGTAGAAGTCATAACCTCTTCTAAATCCTGTGAAACCTAAATTTAACGCCATCTCCTCATCGTTGTCAAATAGTCCATAAGATGAACCACCTGCACCATAAGAATTTTGAGCCGCTAACATATCATCAATATCAAAAGAGAAGTTTCTGTTTACGAAAATTACATTTTCTTCAATAGAACCTTGCTTATCTAATCTTGAGATAATGCTATCGAATCCTGCTAAATCAGTAGGATTACCTGCACCCCAAACATTTCCTCTAGCTTCTACTACATAGAATACACCTTCAGAACCTTTGTTACCTGCATCTGCATAAACTGCTTGAGTAGCAACACCTGAACCTGCTTCTGCCGGTACAGCTTCTACCATAGCTGTTTCTAAGTAATCATCGAAACGTAATCTAGTTTCGTGCTCTGATTTAAGATACCATAAATATCCATTTGCTCCATCTTCAGTTTGAATTTCAATCCATCCAATTTGTGCCATATCAGAACCTGATACTTGGTACTTATCTTTTAAGATAATTGGAGAGTTTTCAAAGATGAAATCGTTAGATATTAATCCACCTTCCATTCCATTAACTCCTTTTTTGAATTCAGAACCATAAATAAATACAGATGCTGTTCCTGCGTAAGCTGCTAATCCTGCTGCTTCGTAGAAGTTAACAGTAAATGTAGTAGCTGTTACTGCTGTTACGATACCTTTGTTATTTAATGCAGAACCTGCTGTATCATCAGAAATCATTACTGTTTGACCTTTTCTGATACCGATTTGTCCTGCTGCACCTGCCGGTGCTACTGAACCTGATGGTTGTCTTGCAGGGTCAATTTGAGCTGCAGGAACTGTAAAAGTTTCCGCTGCTGCACCCGCTGCTGCACCACCTAGTACACAATTTACATATTTAATATGTAACCTTCCTTGCTCTGCCCATTTGATAAGGTCTGAGTTAGAAGGCATTTCAGCACCAACCATTCTTAGGAATGATGATACTGTTCTATTACCATATCTCTCAAACTCTTTTTCATAAGTATCAGGTAGATACTGATTCAAAAAGTTAAATTGAGTATTGGTAATATAGTTTGACGACAACGCTACTTGCTGAGCACTTGGCTGCAATTGAAACGTTGGAGCTGCTAATACTGCCATAATTTTAATTTTTTTTTGTTAGACTATTATTTTCGTTTTACACTTTTAATCTTTAAACCTCGACCTGAATCGGTGTTTAAAGCTCTTACTCTCATTCCTCCTTTAGTAGTTCCTACTTCGGGTGTGTTTCTAACTTTCATATTTATATTTTTTGTTTTACGAACTACGTCAGTAACACCATCCGATTGACCTTGTTCATAAAAGAACTTGGCAAACTTTTCGGGATTCATGGCAAGTGATAAAGCTCTGTGGTATCCGTATGCATCTTTCATTTGACCTGAACTATCCATGAATTTATTTATAAAATTCATAACATTAGATTGTTTAG